TGACAGAGAACAATGGGTATTTTATATGATGCCTCCTAATGAATGGATGCCTAAAGATACGCTTGACAATGAGTAGGAGATGTAGTATAATATAATGATGAAGATAAATAGAAAACATAAAGGTGAGTCCTTTGAGTCGTTGATGAAACGATTTAGAAAGAGCGTAGAGAAAAGTGACATCTTGAATGAGGTAAAGGCTCGTGAGCATTACATCAAACCTAGTACTACTAAAAAACTATCAAGAGAGATAGCTAAGAAACGTGAGAAAAAAAGACGAGACGAACAAAGTTTGAAACGTTCGCGAAGGTAATGAACATTCAGTTGTATCTGTGGGTAGAGTTTAATGAGTCTGCATTTAAGATTCTAAAGTTGTTGGATGGAAATAAGATACCGTTTTCTGTCCAAACTTTTGGAAGTGATGAGTCATTGGATGATATCTCAGAACAGATAGGTGGAAAGGTAAGACGATTACCACTTGTTGTGATAGATGGAGAAAAGATTGGCGGTTATTATGATTTGCTTGAGTTTTTAATAAATAAGAATATTATTAATTACGATGGTAGATCATTATGGCAACAGAAGTAGAAGATAGAATGGCGAAGGCCCGAGCGGCCAAGAAACCAGCAGCATATAAAAACATACATCCTGATGTTAAAAACCTTCCTGATGATAATACTTTAAGTCTAAAGAATGTAAAGGACTGGCAGAAACATAATAAAGAACGTGTCGCAGATTTGAAGTATAAGATACGCCGAATGGATAAAGGTAAAGATAAAACATTATTAGAACGTGAGGTAGAGAATAGATCAGTTTATTTGGCTAACATACTCAGATATTTTGATACATCTACATGGTTAGATTTATTTTATGGAAAAGATCAAGAACACAAAACAAGATTCCGAACTAGTGCCTACGCCTATGATGAAGAAGGATACATCAAGACGGATGCATCAATTACAGATTGAATTTCCTGGCCAAGAAAAATATTGGACTGATAATAATTTTGTGATGTCAAAGGAACGGTCAAAGAGATTTCTGGTAGGTAAGATGCAACGCTGGGCCAGTAGTCAAGCCTGTAAAGACTTTGAATCTAAGTTGAGTGATAAGTATGCAAGCAGTCTCCCAGACCTTGATCCCAATGATGAAATTCCACCAATAACTGTGGGAGATGCGAAACACTTTCCGGTTGGTCATTTTTATTTAGATGGGACACGTTTTGAGTAATCGGGTTTCATATAAAAAAGACCCCGAAAAATGCCCCACCAAAATTTTGCCCCGGAGACTTTTTTGCCACTGTAGCTCAGCAGGTAGAGCGCGACCTTTGTAAGGTTGATGTCCCGGGTTCGATTCCTGGCGGTGGCTCCAAACGAGAATATATTATGATTTTAATTGATTACACACAAATAGCGATAGGTAGTTTAATGGTGGCTTTGAACAGAGGCCAAGATTTAGACAAAAACCTAGTTAGACACATTACTCTTAATAACTTGCGTTTTTACCGAACCAAGTTTAAAGAGGAGTATGGTGAATTAGTAATATGTTGTGATTCCCGACATTATTGGAGAAGGGACTATTTCCCGAATTACAAGGCCAACCGCAAAAAAGAGCGAGAGTCAACTGGCCACGATTGGGACCTTATCTTTGAAACACTGAATGACATTAGAGATGAATTGAAAGCTCATTTCCCATACAAGGTAGTAGATGTGTATGGTGCCGAGGCTGATGACATCATTGCCGTGTTGGTAAGAGAACGTGCAGATGTCAGAAATATGATTATCTCATCTGACAAAGACTTTATTCAGTTACACGCCTATCACGTTTCACAATACAGCCCTGTCACTAAGAAAGAAGTGAATGGTAAAGAACCTATTGCGTATTTGAGAGAACATATTTTAAGGGGGGATCGTAGTGATGGCATTCCAAACGTTCTGTCACCTGATGACACTTTTGTTTCAGCAAAAAGACAGAAACCAATTCGCAAGTCAGTGGTTGTAGATGTTTTAGAAGGACTGAATAGGTTTGAACCTACCTTGCTACATAATGTTGCACGATGTGCGAAAGATACTTGGATACGCAACTGGCAACGTAATGAAACACTGATAGACCTCTCAAAGATACCGGAGGAGATCAGTATAAATATAATAGAAGAATACGATAGTGTTCTTACTGGAAAGCGAAGTGAACTATTTAACTATTTTGTTGAAAATAAATTAACGGATTTAATTGACCGTTTAGGAGAATATTGATATGCCATATGAAACATACACACCGTTGTTTCACGAAATCTGTACGAAAGTGAATAACGCCAAAGACAAACCAGCGAAGATTAAAGTGCTTCAAAAATATCGCACCGCAGCATTAGAGATGTTTATGAAAAGTGCTCTTTGTCCTGAAGTTGAATGGATGTTGCCTGATGGTGATGTTCCATTTATGGCTAACGAAGCCCCCGAAGGAACTGAACATACCCTATTGTCTCAGTCGATGGCCAAAGTCCATAACTATGTGAGGCTCAATCGTGATAAGCTTGACCTTCCGCCTGTGGTAGGTAATCCCGAGCTCAATAGAATGAAGCGGGAAATGATGTTTATTCAGCTGTTGGAAGGACTACATAAGAACGAAGCTCTGCTTTTGATTGATGCTAAGAATAAGGTCATAAACAAGAAATACAAAGGCCTCAATGCCACCACCGTCTGTGAAGCATACGGTTGGAATGAGAACTTTGAACCTCTTAATGCTGCTACTGGTAGAGATGGTAGGGACTGGAGGGGTGCTTGAGTACTTCATTAAATAAGAATATTCTAATAGAGATTTCCCTTTAAAATCAACGACTTAACTATTTTACTTTTCCCTTTAAAATCAATGACTTAGCGGCTTGACATCCAGCGCCAGCTATGATAAGCTATAGCACAGTTAAAAACATTTTGGGAGAAATGAAATGACGGTAATTATGCCGAGTATTGAGAAGTTGTTGATTATGACCCCTGACCAGAAGGCGGTAATATCCGAGCACACAGCTGAAGAGCTGGAGGAGTGCCGATTGGCCATACAGGGGACTAGTAATATCATTCAGTACGTTTTCAAGAAGATTGAAGAAGACGAATGAGAGTCTATATTGACGGATATCGGAGTCACAACAAGGCCCTGTTCAACGCCCTTAACGAAGCGGCGTGGTATTATGGCCTTGTTCTGTTGGGCGGTCGTATGGCGAGACACGTTGAGGTTGAGATAAAACTCACTAAGGATCTTAAAAAGAAAGAAGATGCCTATGGGTATTGTCACATCATTAGCGATAACTTGAACAAGCCTAGAGAGTTCTGTATTGAACTGGATGCCTCTACCAAGTTTGACTTTGCACAAATCTTGACCTGGTTGGGCCATGAGTTTGTTCATCTAAAGCAGTTTGTGAGAGGTGAGTTGTTTGACTATGAGTATGGAAAGACTCAGTGGAAATCTAGAAAGTATGATACTTTTGCGATGAAACACAACAACCAGCCATGGGAAAGAGAAGCGTACCGTTTAGAAGGTGTGCTTTATGAAGAATTTGCGGAGTGGTATTATGAGTGAGTATCATTGTACATATACGATGGTGTTTCCTGTAGATGAGTATGGGAGACTTGGTGGGTTGTATTCATTGGCAGATTTGCCTATTATGGAACACAAAGAAATGACCCGTACAGGAATCATTGTAGCTACGAATGATGAACGGCAATACTTTAAAGTTCGTGACGTTGAAAAGAACTTTGAGTCATGGGTTCCGATGATGGATGTGACTGTGGTTCAAGACCCAAGGAAGTTGCTCCATGGCTGATTTTGAACCATATTCAGATGAAGTTTGTGCCCAGGCTATCAAGTCTTTTCAAGAGAGATTGGTTGAGGCCGATAATTTGAAGAAAGATGATAATGGAATGATAAACTATGAGACTTGCTGGAAGGCAATGCGAAAAGAAGGTCCCATGATACTCAATGTGGTCAAACATCTTTTATCAATGCACATCAACCGTCACCACAGGAAAGAAGCATGAGTGAAGAATGGAAGATACAACCAGCAAGTGCTGACCTTCAGCTGCATTTACAGCTGACTGAACGTGTGAAGAAACTGGAAGACCAGATGGGTTGGATTATCGCTCGTTATTCAGAGACAGGTGATAACCCAAAGATAGAGAAACATGACATCCAGATAGCGTGCCTTAGGAAGCAAGTGTTGGACTTAGAAGGTAAGAAGCCTTACAGAGAGGAAGAACTGTAATGGCTGAGGGCAGATATGCTGATTGGAATGTAAGAATGGTGGCAGAGTCATTTGCGACAAAACGACCTAAACACGAATGGTTTGAGAATAGTCCTAATGACTATTATACGAGTTTGCGATCTTGGGCTCATTTATGTGCTCATCAACTAAACAAAATGGAACTGAACGAAAGGCAACTGATTATCTTTATGTATTCATTAGGTATGGATAATGTAGGTGTAAAGACATTTGACCCTAGTGATAATAGATTTCCCAGTGATTTTGAGCCTAGTGAGGGACAATGATATTTCAAGAAGCGGCACTAAACATAGTGGTGACGATAATGATGATGGCTGGACTACCAGTAGAGGACCAAGAGTTACAAGCAGATATCTATTGCGGTGCCCATAACATTTATTTTGAAGCAGGGTCAGAACCAGTAGAAGGTATGATGGCAATAGCAGATGTGACAATCAACAGGAAGAAAAGTACATTATGGCCAGACAGCATATGTAATGTAGTCTGGCAAGATAAACAGTTTAGTTGGACACACGATGGTAAGAGTGATGATATACCATTAGGGAGTCCTTATCAAAGACAGTTATGGAGTGGGTCTGTTTTTATGTTTGTGAACGCTCTGTTAGATGAAAATGATTTGAGTAAATGTGGAACCCACTATCACAATAAATATATTAAACCGTGGTGGGCAGACGAGATGGTTGTGACTATCGTTATTGGTAATCATAAATTTTTAAAGTGAAACACATCAGGAGAATGATGATGAAAAATGTAGTAATAGCCACAGTGTTGGCAACAACCTTAATGTCTGGTTGTGCGGGAACGTACAACAAGGCAACCACAGGGGCGGCCTTAGGTGCTCTAACAGGTACAGCGTTGGCATATGGCCTTGGGAAGGACAGTAGTAAGAAAAACCTTTGGCTGATAGCAGGTGCCGCCGCTGGTGGTATGATTGGTAACAACATTGGTGCCAAGTTGGATGAGCGTGACCGTTTGTTGTTAGGTCAGACTTTCCAGAACACACTGGAAACTGCGCCGACTAACAGTGTTGGAAGTTGGAACAACCCGAACACTGGTAACAGTGGTACAGTTACGCCTACTCAGACTATGATTAGTGCTCATAACCAGCCGTGTAGAGAGTTCACAACTACTGTGAATATTGGTGGAGAACTTTCACAGGCATATGGAACTGCTTGTCGGCAGAACGATGGCAGTTGGAAGATTCAACAGGGGTAAAATGGAATACCGAATGATTAACCCGGCTACGGGCGAACCGGAAGACGTTACTGCCACAGTTGCAGATATGTTGACCTTAAAGGCCGAGGGTTGGGTCATGGTTTTCACACCTAATAAGAACAGCATTATCTCTGGCCGTGACATTAGTGGAAACGCTGGTGGCCATGGCTCAGATGAGGGGTGGAAAGATAACCTTCGCAGAATACGAGACTTGAACCCCGGCTCAACGATAGATGTATGAAGGCAACTGAACGAGAAGATTGGATGCCTGACTTGAGTGACCTGAAATATGGTGACCCAAAGATGGAGAAGTTCAGAGGCAGTTTCACAGGTGAGTTCAACAGCAACTACAAAGACGGTCGCCGATGTAAGGATGCTCCCATAGAAGAACGGCGAGCATACTTCAGAGAACAGTATGCTAAGAATAGAGACAGATGGTATAAGTATGAAGCCAAAGGTGATCCCAGGGGCCGTCCAAGGAAATATGTATAAATATTAGTATGCCAAAGTACATCAATAAAAATAATATCCTTGAGATAGAACCAATAGGTCCTGCTCAAACCAAGGCCTTCGCAGCCTACAAAGAAGATAAAAACTTATTTCTTACAGGTAGTGCCGGGACTGGAAAAACATTTATATTGCTCCACTTAGCCTTTGCGGACATCTTTGATGATGAGACACCTTACGATAAAGTTATCCTGATAAGGTCTCTGCTACCTAGTAGGGACGCAGGGTTCCATTCCGGCTCCTTGGAGGAGAAGGCAAACTACTACCAGGCCCCTTACCGCCAACTAGTGAAGTTTCTATTTGAAATGCAGAGTAAGGAGGAGTTTGCGGCGTTGTGGGACCTTCTAATAGAACAGGAGTCTGTAGAGTTTCAGACTACTTCATTTCTTAGGGGACAGACTTTTGATAACGCCATCATCATATGTGACGAGGCTCAGAACCTGAATTTCGCAGAACTTGATACTGTGATGTGCCGTGTCGGTCAGAACTCTAAGATAATGTTCTCCGGTGATGAAGCTCAAACTGCTTTCATCAACAAAGATGACCGAGAAGGGATGTATAATTTTCAAGGTATCTTAGGTGAAATGGAGGAGTGTGAGGTAATCAAGTTTGGAATAGGTGATATACTCCGGTCTGGTCTATGTCGTAGTTATTTGATAGCGAAAGAACAGTTTGGTCAAAAAATAGCTTGACATTCTGTGTTGTTTGTAGTATAATATATTATTGAGGTACATACATTATGAGTTTTATTCACGAATATATCCACGCACCCTTCCCCGACTTAGAAGTTTCAAATGTCAATGGGATGAGGTTCTACGAGGCCCCTAACGGTCTTAAATATCCATCCATTACATCAGTACTGGGCAAACAACCAGGCAAACAAAAAGGTTTACAAGAGTGGCGTGACCGTGTTGGAGCTCAACAGGCCGCCGTCATTAGTGGAAAGGCAGCCCGTAGGGGCACAGCTTTTCATCATTGCGTTGAAGACTATCTAAAGAATCAACAGATAAATGGTGAGCACAAGCAAAAGAACTTTCTCGCTTACCATATGTTTCAGGAGTCCCGGAAATACCTAGACGACAATATTGACCAAGTGGTTCTTCAAGAACAGGGGATGTATTCAGACATCTTTAAGGTGGCAGGTCGGTGTGATATGATCGGCGTATGGAATAATGAACTCGCCGTGGTGGATTTCAAGACTACAACAACGATGAAGAAGCGGGAGTGGTTAGAAGATTATTTTATTCAGTGTTCGGCCTATGCCAGTATGTATGAAGAGCACACAGGAGAAGCTGTCGATCAGCTCATTATTTTTATGGTGGCTGAGGATGGCCAGATAGAAATTTTTAAGGAAGATACCAAGGACTATCTTCCTCTGTTAGATGAAATGATGGAGTCCTTTTATAACAACCTTGATATGAAGGAGTTGGTAGCTTGATTCTGAGATACCACTAAATATAAAGTATTAACTTTATAGGAGAAAAAAAGTAATGAAGAAGTTTTTAATAGCCTTAGCCGCCGCTGGTGGTCTTATTGTAATGGGCTGTCAGCAAGAAGCTGAAGCGTTGGATGTAGATTTTGTGAGCGACTTGACCATCGCATCACAGGGTGTAACTATTGGTCTGGACCAAGATGGTGATGCACTGTCTGTTTCAGCTGGTGGGTTGACACTATCGACGAGTGATACAACTCAGCTTGGTTTAGAGTATGGGATGACATTCTCAGGTATTACTGGTAGTGCTTCTTATGACTACACTTCAGATGATGAGCATGAGCTTGGTTTTGATACTTCCATAACTCTAGTCGGTGTTAATGTTGACGCTGGTTTAGATTGGAATATTGATAACTCAACTTTTGATGCTTCTTTAGGTAGTGGTTACAGTGCGTTTGGACTGGATGGAAGTGTTACAAGTTATTGGAGTTTAGATGACTTTGGTTATACTAGTATGGATATTGATGCTGGTTATACTATAGCTCTTACTGATAATGTTTCAGTACGACCTAATGTAACAGTTCCATTTGATGATGACTTTTCCCGTGGTGATATTGTAGCTGGATTTTCAGTGAGCATTACTTTCGGGACTGAATAAATATATATGTGAAAGAGACTGATGACGGTAAGACAATAGACGGACAAGACGCCGGGGCAGTACCGGCCGCCTCCACCAATTCACGGGTGATGTATCAAGGTATTTTTGATTTTGCTAGAGTGTTAAATGCTTATTATTACACACCCGATGAATGGAGTAGACAAGGGATGTGGGGTCCCTTACCAGATGACAGGAACAGTTTAATGGGGGCGAACCAGGATCGATTGACGGACGAAAACTTACAAGAGGACTCAGACACACCACAGGAGCCAATGATGACTTCTATTTCGAGGAATATGCCTTAGCGGCTTAGTTCTCTCTGGGGTTCGGGGCACCACCTTATAAACAAAGGTGCCCCACTTTTATTATTATGACAGCTTTACCATTTCTTATAACTCAAACGAGTAAATATATTATGAAGACTTTAGTGAAACATCAAGAAGAAGCAATGAACCGTCTTATCAAAGAAAAAAATCTGAGAGATTTGGGTAAGATGTTTGGTGATGCTAATGAAGGTGTACAATGTGAGTGGATTGAAAACCATTGTTCCTTCACATCTGTTCCTAGAACAGATTTTAATGATGATCCCGATGCTAGTGGGTTTGATCTTATTAGCCCTGATGGGGTAAAGATGAAAACCCAATCAAAAATACGAGCAACTGATATTCATCTTGCAACGACCCGCAGAAAATCCAAAAAGAATTTAGGTGATGTCAGTATAGATGGTCATGTTTCATATTCAAGTGGTGAGTTTGATGTTCTACTCATTTCTCGTCCATTAGGCAATAAGGCAACCAGGAACGATTCATATCCCTGTACAGCGAGGCCAATTGAAGAATATCCTAATGTTGAAACTTGGGAAATGATTGCCATTCCAGAAGTTGAACTTCATGACCATAAGCGACCGGGCTATCTTTTTAATAATGTTCCTAAAGGAATTTGGGGTCAATATGTAGGCCGAGCTTCAGAAGTATTGGAGGAGGTATATGAATCAATATCTAATCGGAGATAATATCACCCATCTTAAAAATATGGATGTGTCTTGTGATTTGATTTATATAGATCCCCCCTACAACACTGGAAGAAATTTTGGAGACTATGAAGACAAATGGAGTACAATGAAAGATTATGCAGAGGGGTTTTTATATCCAAGACTTGAACTCTGTTATGAAATACTCAAACCCACAGGAAATATTGTGGTTCATGTTGAACCAAGAAATAGTCACCATGTGCGTTTTGGATTAGATAAGATATTTGGTCATACAAAGTTTCGTAATGAAATTTCATGGAAGTCTGGAGGTCATTCTAAAAATCTAAACCAGTTAGGAAGGATGCACGATACAATAATTGTATATTCTAAAAGTTCTAACTATACTTTTAACCCCATTTATTTTCCATATGATGAAAAATATCTAAAGAATACTAGAGAGGATGATAGAGGTAAATATGCCACGAGCGCAATACATAACTCACAACCGGAAGTGAACCCACGACCTAATTTGCGTTATGAATGGAACGGACATAATAGACAGTGGTATACAACCAAAGAAAAGATGCAAGTACTACATGATGAAAATCGTTTAGCATATAATACAAAAGGTATTCCAAGAATTAAACGTTATGTACATGAAATGGACGGCATACCTATTACTGATTTATGGACAGATATAAGTAATACACAGGCGGGTGAAAAGGTTGATTATGCCACACAAAAGCCTGTAAGTTTGTTAAAGCGTATCATAAATTTATATTCAAATGAAGGTGACCTTGTCGTAGATATGTTTGGTGGAAGTGGAACTACAGGAATTGCTGCCATACAAACTAATAGAAAGTATTTGTTGATAGATATTAATTCAAAAGGAAAGAGAATATTTGAGGAGAGGTGTGAAAAGATTCCATTACCACCTGCTACACTTGACTCTTGCTTCAGAGATACATTATGAAAAAAATCACATCTAAAAGATTTACCCTATTGATTGAGGACCTTGTTCATACAAAGAACCTCACCTATCTAGAAGCAGTATGTTATTATTGTGAGCAGAATGGTTTAGAAACTAATACCATTACCAAATGGATTAGTCCAACCATGAAAGAAAAAATACAGTATGATGCAGAACAGCTAAATTATTTACCTAAAACTACAGCGTTGCCT